CGAGACCAGTGTGGGGGTTTGCCTCGGAGTTGTAAGTTACGATTCGGGGACCTTAACGAACTTCCCTATGGATCATTTCCAGCAGCGGGATTGATACGATGAACCGACTAACCCAGAACAACATCAACAATCACATGATTTCCCAATTCCCCCGGGAGGCATGTGGATTGCTTCTCGAGTCCGGGGATTATTACCCGTGCGAGAATACCGCCAGCGGGGAAGACCATTTCCGTATCTCCGGGGAGGAATGGTCCAAAGCCGAGGACCTATCGCCCGTGGTCGGCGTAGTCCATTCCCACCCCAATTCCACGGCGCTTCCCAGCGAAAGCGACCGGGTGTCGTGTGAGGCTACCGAGGTTCCCTGGTACATCTACAGCGTCCACATGATGGACGGTCAGGTGTCTATCTCCGGTGAATACGTTCTTCATCCTTCGGGCTATCAATCGCCGCTTGTGGGTCGTCCCTTCGAGCATGGCACCCTGGATTGCTTGACCATCATTCTCGATTATTACCGGCGGGAGATGGGGATTGACCTGGGTAACTATCCCCGCGAGGATGGTTGGTGGGATGCGGGGAAGGATTACTACCGGGAGCTTTTGCCTAAAGCCGGATTCGTTCGGGTTCCGGGCGACCCCGAGGACGTTGTATTGCAAAAGGGCGATGTAGTCCTGATGCAAATCAAGTCCCCCGTCCCGAATCACGCGGGCATTTACCTCGGTGAAAAAGGCGTGCCGCAAAGCCAGCCGAACCTCTACGCCGCTCCCGGCAGTATCCTTCACCACCTGTATGGATTCGACTCGAAACGGGACGTCTACGGGGGCTACTGGCTGAAAGTAACGACTGGTATCTGGAGATACAATGGATAAGGTCCGCTGCATACGCCTCTACGGCGTCCTGGGCGCTCGGTTCGGGCGTACCCACCGATTCGTTGTCCGTAGCGCCTCAGACGCGATAAGGACGCTTTGCGTTATGGTACCCGGCTTCGAGAAATTCCTCACGGAGTCGAAGGACCGGGGCCTGACCTATTCGGTGTTTATCGGGGGTGAGAACATCGGGGAAAAACAGCTTTCTCACCCCACAGGAAGTGAAGATATTCGAATCGCTCCGATCGTCCGGGGCTCGAAGAAATCCGGGTTGTTTCAGACGATCCTTGGCGTGGCCTTGCTGGTCGCGTCGTTTTTCTTCCCCGCCTTGCTGCCGTTTGCTTTGTCGATGACACTAGGCGGCGTTGTATCCCTCCTGTCCCCCCAGACCACGGGGCTCAGTTCTCAGGACAGTGTGGCGAACCGGCCCAGCTATGCGTTTAACGGTGCAGTCAATACTGCGGCCCAAGGTGGTGCTATCCCCCTTCTCTACGGGGAGATTATCACGGGTAGCACCGTAGTAAGTGCGGGCATTTACACAGAAGACCAACTCTAGGAGTAACTCATGGATATTGAAGGCCACAAGGGCGGATCTAGTTCGAGTTCCCGCACTCCGGTAGAAGCCCCCGATAGCCTGGCCAGTATTGCCTATGCCCGTATCCTGGACTTGACAACCGAAGGCGAGATCGAGGGGCTAGTAAACGGGAACGCCTCGATCTTCCTGAATGAAACCCCCCTGGAGACCGATGGGGTTCTCAACTTCACGGGTGTTACCGTTTACGAAAGAAAAGGGACTCAGGCACAGCCCTACATTCCCGGGTTCCCCTCGGTCGAGAACGATATAACGGTTGGTGTGGAGCTGAAGGCAGCGGTACCTTTTGTTCGAGCTATTACCAACAACCAACTTTCGGCAATTCGGGTTCGTTTCCAGGTTCCGCGTTTAGTAACTCAGAACGCCAGCAACGGGGACACGACCGGCGCACGGGTTGATTATCGAATCGAGCTGAAAGTGGGTGACGGGGCTTATCAGGTGGCTTTGGCTAGCGCTTTTGACGGCAAGACCACTTCTACCTACGAACGCAGTCACCGAATCGAACTCCCCCCTTCGGCCAGCGGCTGGACCCTCCGCATCACCAAGAACACCCCCGACTCTATCAGCAGTCTCTTGGTAAACACCGTTAACATCTCGGCTTTGACCGAGATTATCGATGCCAAGTTTCGTTACCCAAACTCGGCATTGATCGGGCTTACCTTCGACGCCAGCCAATTTACTTCCCTTCCGAACCGTGCATATCATCTCAGGGGTATGCGTATCAAGGTGCCTTCGAACTACAACCCCGTTACCCGAGCTTACTCCGGCGTGTGGGATGGTACGTTTCAAGTGGCCTATTCGAATAACCCCGCGTGGTGTTATTACGATATCTTGTTGAACGATCGGTATGGCTTGGGCCACATGGTTAAGTCTTATCAGGTTGACCGGTATGAGCTGTATCGGATTGCCCAGTATTGCGACCAGATGGTTTCTGATGGTAAGGGGGGAACCGAGCCCCGGTTTACCTGCAACCTGTACCTCCAGTCTCAGGCAGCGGCATTGAAAGTGCTGCAGGACATGGCCGCTATTTTCCGGGGCATGTCCTACTGGGGCGCCAGCTCGGTTTACTCCTCGGCGGACATGCCCGAAGACCCAACGTACACCTATACCAACGCGAACGTAATCGACGGCCGATTTGACTACACCGGGTCGAAACGTGCCGACAGGTACTCGGTAGTGCTGGTGTCCTGGAACGACCCCGATGACTTTTACCGGGCCAAAGTCGAGTACGTCGAAGACCGCGAATCGTTGGCCCTTTTCGGCCATCGTCAAATGAACTTGACCGCTATCGGATGTTCTTCTCAGGCTCAAGCGCAACGACTGGGCCGCTGGACCCTGTTGACGAACAAGCTGGAGACGGACACGGTTAACTTCATCGTCAGCCTGGACGGGACTCTAGTGCGCCCGGGCAAAGTGGTTCGTGTGGCGGATAACAAGCGCGCCGGCCGACGCATCGGCGGACGCATTCGGGATCAAACCATCAACAGCGTTATCCTGGACGCCAACGTTGATGTATTTGCGGGAGACCGAGTCACCGTTACCCTCCCGAATGGCAAAACCGAAACCCGTATCGCCAAGGGTGTGGGTAAGCCCATATCCTGGGATAGTACGGGTATCACCTGGGACAACGGTCAAGTTACTCTTGACACTACCTCCTACAGTACTTCGGTTCAAATGGTTGAGGTGACCCAGAACTTTTCGGACATCCCCGTTCTACAGTCCATCTGGGCAGTTGAATCGGATTCGTTAGCGGCCCAGCAATTCCGAATCCTCTCGATTGCGGAAGACTTTGGCGGGGATCGGATGCAATTTAAGGTGACGGCCACTAAGCATGTCTCCGGAAAATTCGACGCTATCGATTACAACACCCGGATCGATGCGCCCCCGATCACCGTCCTTAACCCCAGCGTTCAAGCAGCCCCGGCCAACATTCGACTGTCTTCCGACTACTTAGTGAACCAGGGGAATATTCTTACTACCATGACGATAGTGTGGGATGGCGCCCCGAATGCCGTTGCATACGAAGTTCAGTGGAAGATGAACAATGGGACTTGGATTGTGGCTGGCCGAACCGGTTCAACGCGCATGGAAGTTCAAGGTATTTTGGCGGGTCGGTATCTTGCTCGAGTTCGGGCAATGAATAGCTTGGACCTATCGTCCGTGTGGGCCAATTCTATTGAATACTCTTTGGAGAGTAAAACCCAGCCCCCACCCGCACTCGCATTCTTTGCTACCGACACCTTGGTGTTTTCTATTGGCTTACGCTGGGGCTTTCCGGCGGGGTTTGACGCCCAGGCCACACAGCGCACGGAAGTCTGGTACTCGACCTCCAATGTGTTTGCAAATGCGGTGAAGCAGGGTGACTATTCCTACCCGACGACTAATACCCTGATGATGGGGTTGAACGCTGGGGCCAAGTTTTACTTTTGGGCTCGCCTAGTGGATAAGGCGGGCAACTTCGGACCGTTTACCGGACCCGTTGAGGGTTCCTCGAGTACGGACGCCTCAGTTATTCTCGAGTATCTGAAAGGCCAAATCACTAAAACCCTGCTGGCTCAATCCCTGTTGGCATATATCGCCCCTGCTGAAGACCTCGGGGCTTTGGATTCCCGGGTAAGCCAAGTAGTTCTTCAGCAAAACGACCAGAACAAAGCCCTCACTCAACAAATCAATACGGCTCAGTCGCAAGCCAGTAACGGTGTGGCAATCGCCCAGCAAGCCCAAGAAACTGCGGCGGACATCAACGGCGATTTGTCGGCGATGTCTACCATTAAGACTCAGATTACGGCAAACGGTCGGACGTATATCGCGGGTATCGGGGTCGGGGTCGAGAATAGCCAGGGAGTAATCGAGTCTCAGGTTCTTGTTGCGGCTTCTCGGTTTGCAGTGCTCGATCCGAATGGGGCAGCTTTACTTCTGCCATTCGTTATCCAAGGGGGTCAGGTATTCATTGACCAAGCGCTGATTGGTACGGCATGGATTACCAATGCCAAGATTGCAGATGCGGCCATTACCAATGCCAAGATAGGTGATGCTCAAATCACTACGGCAAAGATCCAGGACCTTGCAGTCGATACGCTGAAAATCAAAGGCAATGCGATCACGGTCCCCGTGGGGGTATTCTCCGGGTCTTCCGACGTTAGTCTGACGGTGACATTGGACGGCAACTATCCAGTGTTTATCCAAGCTTCGTTGACCCAGGTTTATTTCGCTCAGATGGTTTTGCAGCGCAACGGCCAGAACTTGTGGACTGAACAACCTACTAACAGCACCTTGGCCAGTCGGGGGATTATGGACTACCCCGGTCCCGGAACTCACACATACCGTTTCTATTCGGCAGATAGCCGAAACACCAACGGTACCTCTCTTATTGTCTTGGTGTGCAAACGATGAATGTTGAAGACGCAGAGTTTGAAGAGATCGTTGAGCCTGACCCCCTCGAGGTAATCCCCTTCTTCGTAGTCGGGGAGGATAACATCGTGACCCACACTGGGTCTATTCAACGGCTACACCTCGGTGACCTGGACCAATACGGAGCGGTTCACCAGGCTCAAGCTCCGATGGGTCGTTATCGGTATATCGACAACGAGTTCGTCGAGTATGAGCCCGAGATCCCGTACGACCAAGCGCGCCAGCAGGCATACCCGTCAGTTAACGACCAGATGGATATGTTGTGGCATTCGATGAACAACGGCGACTCTCCCCGGGTCGAGCCGTTCTACTCTTCGATCAAGGCTATTAAGGAAGCCTATCCGAAGGAATCAGCCTGACAAAATAAAGCCCGGTGGGTACGGATACCCCCGAGCGTTATTTCCCGCCTCAGCGCACCTCAGCGCGTCCTATGCTTACCCCCATGGCTTCAATGTGATGTTGTAAATGCTACGCAAAACGTTCACCTGAAAAAGACAGTCGTCCACCGCTGAATGCAAGTTTTTGCGGCGCTCACATGCAAAACGGTACAGAGGGTCGTATTGCTTGCGGATGGTTCGGAAGTCCCGGGCATCCTGGTGAGACCACGGGTTCGGCAGCTTATACTCGGCCAAATAAGCTTCGAGCATCACTTGGTCATATTGCGGCCCAGCAAACCAGAAAGCCCCGACTTCATGGACTCGCAGGTAATCGCAAAAAGCCTTGATAGCATCCGATGCGAGCTGGCCGGACATGAATATGTCGCGCTGCAATTCGGCCCAATACACTTGGCCTTCCCAGAAGTCAACCGTTTCCGGTTCGGGGCTTGCCCAGCTTGGCAGGGACTGCTGATTGATCAAGATGCGTTTGCGCCCGATCACCACACCCGTTTCGGTGAACAATACGATGCCAATCTCGAGTAACGGCGCTATCCAGGGCTTGTGGAGTCGGAGAGCTTCCACGTCGATCATTGCGTGAATCATGATGTTTCTCCCAGTTTTTCGGCGGTGTCCCACACGACGCGGGACAGTTCGGAATCAATTGTTATTGTTTGGCCGTCCATCTCCGACATCCAGAGACGTTGTACCAAGTTCTTGTAAAACGTTACCCCCGCCTCCTCCAGTTTTTCCTTCATCTTTGCCGTTGGTGTTTGCATGGGTCAGTCCGTAAAGTTGAGAGGCGTATTTTGGCATACGGGCCTGCAAGATGCCCATCTGCTTTGTGGTGATGCGTTTGCGTTCCTTGAACTGTGTAACGATGCTCGTTACCAACTCGGCGTCGAAAGCGTTAAGGCCTACGCCGTTCGATTCCAGTGTGGCGTTGTACGCTTGTTCCTCCGGGGTTTGCAGCTCGACGATGCGGATGGCAGCCTTAAGCGCCCATTGCCAGCGCCCAGCGATTTTACCTTTCCACTCCGCTATCGTTCTTTTCTTGGCCATAGCGGGCGATTCGGTGGATACGGTTGAGTCTTTCTTTGGCATGGCTAAATGAAATTCCTAGTCGGGTTGATACGGACTCTGCCACCAGGTTGCGAAGCTCTTCTACCTCGTAAACGGTGATGTTACCCCACTCGATGATCATACGCTCAACGGTGGTTCGCATCTTGCGTGAGTG